TTTGCACTTAGATTATATTCTGCACAGTACAGGGCGGTTACGGCTAGAGATTATGAAACAATAATTGCATCAATATATCCTAATACTGAAAGTGTTTCCGTCGTTGGTGGAGAGGAATTGACACCTCCAGAATTTGGTACAGTTTTTATAACAATAAAACCAAAAAATGGTGAATTTGTATCTGATTTTGACAAAAATAACATTTTACAAAAATTGAAAAGTTATTCATTAACAGGCATAAATCAAAAACTTGTAGACCTTCAAGTTCTTTATGTTGAAGTAGATTCTTTTGTATACTACAATTCATCACAAGTAGCAAATGTCAATGATCTTCAATCAAAAATAACTTCATCACTTACATCCTATGCAAAATCAGCTGACCTTAATAAATTCGGAGGTAGATTTAAATATAGTAAAGTATTGAATGTGATCGACAATATTGATAATTCAATCACATCAAATATAACTCGTGTAAAAATAAGAAGAAACTTAAATGCATTAATTAATCAATTTGCACAGTATGAATTGTGTTTTGGAAATAAATTTAATGTAAAACCAGAGGGATTGAATATTAAGAGCACTGGATTTAGAATTCAAGGTGAGTCAGAGACTGTTTTCATAACAGATACTCCTAATGATGATAAACTTACAGGTGTCATATCCATTGTTAAAAAGGATGAGGCATCAAATACAAATATTGTTGTTGTAAAATCAGCTGGAACTGTTGATTATGTTCACGGTGAGGTAAATCTAACAACAATCAACATAGTGTCAACTGATAAACCTAATAATATTGTTGAGGTTCAGGCATTTCCCGATTCTAATGATGTTATTGGATTGCAAGACCTATATCTGGAATTTAACATTCCGAATAGCACTATAAATATGGTTAAAGATACAATAACTTCAGGTGAACAAATTTCTGGTGTTGGATATAAAGTTACATCATCTTATGCAAATGGAGAACTAACAAGGACATAATATGATTGGAACTGGTATCGAAAAGCGAATACAAGTACAACAAATAATTGAAAGTCAACTTCCTGAGTTCATTCTCTCAGAGAGTCCTAAAACAGTTGATTTTCTAAAACAGTACTACATCTCTCAGGAGCACAGAGGTGGTGTAGTAGATATTGGTGATAATTTAGATCAATACCTCAAATTAGATAATTTGACTCCAGAGGTGGTGGTTGGTGTGACAACACTGACATCTGGTATAACTTCAACATCTGATACAATAACAGTATCAACTACAAAAGGATTTCCAAACGAATACGGACTTTTAAAGGTAGATGAAGAGATAATTACATACACAGGTATAACAACTAATACATTTACTGGTTGTGTTAGAGGTTTTAGTGGTATTACATCATATAGAGATACAAATAATCCCGGAGAGTTGATATTTGAAACAAGCACTGCAGGTATTCATACCACTGGTGTCACAGTCAATAATTTAAGTGTATTATTTTTACAAGAATTTTATAAAAAAATAAAGTCATCATTGACTCCCGGATTGGAAGATTCATCTTTCGTATCAAATTTAGATGTAAGTAATTTTATAAAAGAATCAAAATCATTATATCAATCTAAGGGAACTGCAGAGTCATTTAGAATTTTATTCAATATCTTATTTGGTGTAACTCCTAAAGTTGTTGACTTAGAAGAATTTTTAGTAAAACCATCATCAGCAGAATACATTCGTAGACAGGTTATATTAGCTGAGGTTATTAGTGGTGATCCAAACAAGTTAATTGGCCAAACAATAACTAAATCTAATGATCCTGAGACAAAAGCATCTATATCTGAGGTTGAAATAGTAACTCGTAATCGTAAAACATATTACAAAATAGGTTTATTTGTAGGATTTAATGATAGGACAGGAATTCAAGGAACATTTACTATTCCCGGAAAAACAAAAGTTATAGGTAATGTGTCTGTTGGATCTTCAGTGATCACAGTTGATTCAACAGTTGGATTTGGTACAACTGGCACAGTCATATCTGGTATCAATACAATAACTTATACTGACAGAACAATCAATCAATTTTTAAATTGCACCGGTGTTTCCACAGCAATATCAACAACAGATGATTTAAGATCTGATGAAAATGTTTTTGGATATGAAGATGGTGATTTAACTAAAAAAGTTGAATTAAGAATTACTGGTGTATTATCTGATTTTGAATTGTTACCTTCAAAGGGATCAAGTGTTACTTCTGAAGGTGAAAGAATAGCTGTAAAAAATGTTGGTGAAGTCGTACCAAATCCTGTAATTGATAAAACTAAGAAAGAGGTATGGTTTAACTCATGGATATACAATACCTCATGCTCTTTTGATATTGATACTATAAGTGGATCTACATTTACTCTGAAATCTGATTTTGACAAATCAAATTTAAAGGAAGGAGATACTGTTCAGATATTGAGAAAAGGAACAAATATAGTTGATGTTGATAATGCGACTATACAAACAATCACAGTCACATCAACATCTAATCAATTATTTTTAAATGGTATTGGTGGGTTTACACCTACAACAGGAATTGAATATTTCTTAAGAAGAAAATTAAAATTAGCAACTAGTAGCACATCTGAATTACAATTTGGAAACGATGTCATTACTTCTAATGTACAAAATACATATAATTTAAATGACACTGATTTTTATGTAGCATCTTCATCTATGCCAGCGTATGATATAACAGAGACTGTTGATAAAAGCACGATATCTCAAGCCAATGGTGTTAGATTACAAGGATTCAGTAATATTACTCAAAAATACTCTATCATATCATTCCCATCTGATGTTCCATTTATTACAGGTGACGCAGTATTTTACAAACCAGAAACAACTCGTATAACTGAGTTAACTGAGGATGTATACTATGTAAAAGTTTTATCAGATAAAAAACAGATAAAATTATATTCATCAAGATCATTTATCGTTATTGATGACAATTTAGAATTTACCGCATTGCCAGATGGTAGTGGAAAACAAACTTTTGTATTATTAAGGCATAAAAATGAGCAAATTGGTGTGCAAAAAATACTTAAGAAGTTTCCTGTTGAGCCAAATATTAAATCTGGTAAATCTACCGAAACAAGTCCCGGTGCAACTGGAATTTTAGTCAATGGTGTTGAAATTATTAACTATAAGTCTGATGATAAAATTTTTAGTGGCCCCTTATCAAGTGTAAAACTCTTAAATGGTGGATCGAACTATGATGTCATTAATTTACCAAAGGTTGTCATACCTCAAGTTGGATCTGGTGTAACTGCACTTGTTCAACCAGTAATTAGTGGATCACTTCAAGAAGTATTAGTTGATCAACAAAATTTTGACATTGAAAAAGTATTATCAATCACATTAACTGGTGGAGGTGGATCTGGTGCGATTCTAAGACCGATTGTGACTAAGAGAATTAGAGAGATATCTTTTGATGCAAGACAAGCCACGGTTGGTGGAGGTGTCGATATAAACCATGATAGAATTATTATTAATGGTGCACATAACCTATTAAGTGGTGAACCACTGGTCTATAATAATAATGAAAATGCACCATTGGGTGTATCAACTATAGTAGCTGGTATTCATACATCAAATAATGCTGATCAAAATAGGTTCCTATCTAACGGATCAATATACTACCCAGAAGTTATTGGAATTAGTTCAATAAGATTATTTGAAAGTTTTAGTGATTATAATGCAGGTGTTAATACTGTTGGATTTACAACTGTAAATACACAGGGTACTCATAAATTTAAATTATTAAATGAAAAAAATCATCTAAGATCAGTTGTTGTTGAAAATCCAGGCTCAGATTACATAAATCGTAAGTTGATTGTCAAACCATCTGCAATATCAACGATTGAAAATACAATTACATTTGCTAATCATGGATTTGTAAGTGGTGACACTATTGAATATAATTTTGCTGCTGGTGGATCAATAATATCAGGATTGAGCACATCAAATCAGTACAAAGTTATCAAACTTGATAATAATTCTTTTAGAGTAGCAAGCACTTTAAACAATGATTATGAAAGAAATAATTATGTAAAATTTACTTCATCAGGCACCGGATTACAAGAGTTTGCATTCCCTCCAATAATTTTGACAGTAAATGCAGTTTATTCACCAGTTTCTATCGCATTAACTGAATCACTAGTTGTAACACCGATAGTAAGAGGGTCAATCGTAGATAATTATCTTTATGAAGAAGGAACAAATTATGGTTCCGATATTCTTAACTTTGAGAAAAAACCTAGTGTAAAAATACAGAATGGTAAAGAGGCTGAAATCAAGGTTATTGCATCAAATGGTAAGATTATCG